CTTTACTAGAGCAATGCGACTTTTAGGCTTATAGAAGATTCGCTGGCTACCCGCAATCGTGCGGCCCCAGCACAACCGAAGCGGCTACCTACAAGCCAAAGTAGCCCCGCTAACATGAGGTAATAAAATGGCAAAAGCAAGAGGCCACCGTGCCAACAAAGCTAACGATTCATTCGGAACCGTTAACAACGACAGTCTTTACAAAGGAAAGTATCGTGAGGACGTTTACGTAGACGATGACGATGAAAACGTAGAAGCCCAGAGTGAAGCTGACCCCGCAGAGATCGAAGCGGCTACTCAGCAAGGCGAAGCCGGAGACAGTTTTGCACAAGCAAAGCAAAAAGAAGAGCCGGAAGAATCTCACGATTACAAGAAACGTTACGACGACCTGAAACGTCACTACGACGCAAAGGTCAACGAATTCAAACAGGAAATTGGCGAACTTAAATCTGCAGTACGTTCCAATGACGTTGAAATGCCCAGAGGTATTCCAATGCCAAAAACAATGGAAGAGTTGCAAACCTTTAAGGACCAGTATCCTGACATCTTCGAAGTCGTACAAACTGTTTCTGCGATGCAAGCACAATCTCAACTTTCACAACTGCAAGAAGAGATTGGCGTTATCAAAGAACGGGAAAAGAACTTGGAGAAGCAAAAAGCATACGCTGAACTTCTTCACTTGCACCCAGACTTTGATGAATTAAAAGGTAGCGCAGAGTTCTTGGAATGGTTAGACGAACAACCAGAATCTCTAAGTGATGGCATCTACAAGAACAATACCAATGCTCGTTTAGCGGCACGTGTTATTGATCTCTACAAGGCTGATAAAAACATCAGCACAAAACCAAAGCAGACTCGATCTAAGCGAGACGATGCAGCAGCGTCTGTAACCCGTCAAGCACCCAAAGAAATCGTTACAAAAGATAGCGGTGGGAAGATCTGGAAAGCTTCACAAATCGCCAAGATGAAAGCGCACGAGTTCGAAAAGCTGGAAAGCGAATTGGACGCAGCACGGTCTGAAGGGCGAATCGACTTCAACTCTTAGAATAAACCTCAAAATGGAAGGAAAAGCAGATGGCTTTTAATCGCGCTGCAGGTTACAATAACCTGCCTTCCGGTAACTTTACACCGGAAATCTTTAGCCAAAAAGTCCTCAAATTTTTCCGTCGCGCTTCGGTTGCTGAAGACATCACGAATACCGATTACGCGGGGGAAATTGAGAACTTTGGAGATACAGTACGTATCATTAAAGAACCTACAATCACAGTAAGCAGCTACTCACGTGGCTCTGTGGTTAACCCACAAGACTTGGCTGACGACCAGACAACAATGGTTGTTGACCAAGCAAACGCATTTGCGTTCAAAATCGATGACATCGAAGAGCGTCAGTCTCATGTTAACTTTGAGGCACTGGCTACTTCTTCAGGTGCATACTCTTTGAAGCGCAAGTACGACTTCAACGTCCTTCAGGCAATTGCTGACGGTGCTGGCCTTGCCGGTGCTGACGACGCATCACTTACTGGTGGTCTGTTGAATACCAACACTGCTCTGGGTACTGCCGGTACTCCAATTGCAGTTCACACTGCTCCAGACAACGCTGTCAACCTGATGCTCGAAATGGCAAAAGAACTTGACGAGCAGTCTGTTCCAGAAGAGAACCGTTGGTTCGTTGCTTCTCCTGCTTTCTACGCCAAGCTGTTCTCAGCCGGTGCAAAGTTTGCAGAAGTTCAGGTAACTGGCGACGGCACTTCACCTCTGCGGAACGGTCTTGTAATGCAGGGTCAGATTGCTGGCTTTAACTGCTACAAGTCAACCGCTCTCGTAGCAGGCGGCACAGACGCAATCAGCATCACTGGTGTTAGTGGTTCTGACGGTGAGTCTGTTGTTTTGGCTGGTCACATGTCAGCCGTTGCAACTGCATCTCACATTGCAAAAACCGAAGTAGTTCGGTCAACTGAAACCTTCTCCGACATCGTTCGTGGTCTTCATGTGTTTGGACGTAAAGTCCTTCGCCCAGAAGCACTCGTTCGCGGTGTTGTAGATACAGTAGCGTAAGGGAGACTGAAAAATGGCTACAATTACTGGTGCCGGAACTTCCGGTTTTCCCGCTGCTGGTGCTAACGTAAAGGTTATCAGCGAGGTTGTTGATTTCAGCAAGTTCACTCACACATCTACTGAGACTGTAGAAGTGCTGGGCGTACAGGCAGGTACTTTGGTTCTTGCCGCTGGTTACAACGTCTTGACTGCTGACTCTGCTGGCAACAGCGGTACACTGTCACTTGGCGACACAGATGTAGACCGCTACGTAGCGGCTTCTACTCCTGCTGCTGCTGGACAGGAAACCCCAATCCTTGCAACAACTGTTCCGAACTTTTACTCAAGTGCGGATACAATTGACTTGACTGTCGCCGTTGGTGTTATCAACGCTAAAGTCAACGTCTGGGCAGTTATTGCTGATTTTACAGGTGGTCCGCAGACTGAACAGACTGCAACCATTTCCT